CAGATGCAAACATCCTGATTCAGTTGTTCTTCTGTGAGTTGCTGTAACTGTTGCAGAAGTTGTTGGTAGGTCATGAGGTGTCTCAGGAACAAAGGTAGTATGGCAGGAATCTCATGAGAACACAAGATCCCTTGTGCCAGTTGTCAGATCGTCTGTGGGTAAAGAACATTCATCATTCGCTGATGAAACTCATCAGCATCAGTCACACATTCATGCGACAGTTGTGGATCTTCGATGTCATACTGTTTCAATTCCAGAGTGTGTATAACATCACCCAGAATCTCAGTCAGAGCGAAGACTTTCTCTGCATCAGTCATTGTCAGGGTGGTTGACAATTTGGTCTTCAATTTGATTCGCAAGTTCTTCCATGAACTCACGATCTTCACCATCTTCAAACTGTGCATTATTTCGCACAATTCGCATCAGGAAGTCAATCTGTTCGTCGGTGAAGTGATACTGTCGGAGAGTTTCAGTCATTTACGAAGAGGTGAGTTCCAGTACCTTGTGAATGATACCATCAGGATGATACCAGTGGAGATGACACCGACCAGTCCAAGAACTGTCACAGCATCACCAGAGAATGTGTAAGTGTCAGGAGTCATTAGATTTCATCCCTCATTTCGGTGAGTTTATCATACAGAAGCGGAATGTCCGCCTCTGTAAGTTCAGTCAGGTAGTGCCAATCGCTAGTCTCAAGAATTGCCATGAGAGCATCCAATTCCTGATAGTTGAGGTGTGTGAGGGTCATCAGTCTTCCTCATCAAAGAGAGCATGAATCTTGTTCCTGATGGCATAAACATCTTCAGGATTGAAGATCTCAGGATCATCATCAAGCGCATTGCCGATGAAGTTATAGATCAGATCCCACTGATCTTCGGTGAACAGTTGTCGGTAGACTTGCTTGGAGAGTGTGTCTGCCATGGGGTGGGTGTCTTGAGAACAAAGGTAGTATTGCAGGGATCCTGAGGTTGTTCAAGATCCCTTGTGCCAGTTGTTAGAGTGTCATGTTGCTGTTGACAAACTCATTCCAAGTCTGCTCATCCTCATCTTCATCCCTCATTTCAGGAATGTCGAAGATTTCGCCAGGAGCGTCTTGAATCTCAGACCAAAAATCAGTGTCGAAGTCCATAAGAGGTGTGGTGTTGGACAAGGGAACAATAAACCAAAAAGGGGGCGTTGCCGCCCCCATTGTGCCAGTTATCAGACTTCCACAAGTTGCTCGCTCTTGCGGGCGCGGTGGATGTAGGAACCCACCGAACCCTCAGGATCGGAAATCACTTGCTCAAGATCTGCAACAAAGGTGCTAGGATCGGCAGCACGGAAGGTGTACTGCTTGTCGCTGCTGGTGAACTGGATGCTCACCTGATCACCGTCCACGCTCAGGTCAGAGATGGCGGTGCTGTTGATTTTAAAGTTACGCATGATGTGTTTTGATTCTATAAGATAGTCGGATTGGCACACTGCGTGCCAGTAGGACGAGCGGGACTTGAACCCGCACGAGCAAGATGCTCAACAGATTTTAAGTCTGGGGTGTCTACCAATTCCACCACCGTCCCATGTATGACATTCTAGATCATAAGACCTAGATTGTCAATGCTCCTTGCGTGGATCGAACACGCCTCAGGCGAATTATGAGTTCGCTGCATTCACCAGATTGCTAAAGGAGCATAGAATGGGTCTTGCCACCCCGTCAAGACCCATGTACTAGTTTTTATGCTGTCACATAGTTAGGAATCTCGACGAGATCCACTGGACCCTTATAGTTCATCTTATAGCACTTCCAATTATCGTCGAGATTATACAGATACGCATACTCTTCCCCACCAAGATTTCCACTCACAAACTCGTCGAAAGAAGTATGAGCAATGTCGAGTTCTTCACCACGTTCTGTGTAATAGAGTGGTTGAGGATCACGGTCATTCTCATACATCAGATAACCTGCTGCGTCAGAAATCCATTCTCCATTCTCATCTCTGAGTGCTTTGGAGTTCCATTCACCACGAGTGCGAAGTGATGAAATACCACCACCGTCAATGAGAACCTGAACATCTAAGCGGTTCTGATAATGTTCTACCAGAATCCGTCCATTGTCTTTAGGACTTCCATCCCAGTGGCAGTAGACAGAAACCACTGAATGATCAGGAAGTTCGTAACCAATGCGTGAGCGAGTTGACATGGTGTTGAGTGGTGAACGTGTTCATTGTAGGGCACCTAACAGCGTCTGTCAAGTGCCCTAGAGACTCAGATCAGGTCTGCGTACTCACCAGACTCCAGAGCATCCTCCAGAGCGGTCACAAGACCGTCGAAATCCTCAGACGATGGTAACACGCCGATGAGGATATCCACAAGGTCTCCGTACTCCTCACGGAGTTCATCCAGGTACTCAGCACGATTGGCGTACCCGTTTTCAGTGTAGATGGACATGGTTGGTTCAGGTGTTGAACGAGTTCAGTATGGCAGGAATCTCACTGGTTTGCAAGACCCCTTGTGCCAGTTGTTCGAGTGTCCCAAGTGGGTTGGTTTCGAACAGGTCGAATCTAGGTCAGAACAGCGTCAACTGTACCACATCATCAGACAGTTCAGATTTTGGCATAAGCAGACTCTTCAATCTTTCAAAGTGTGATACCTTGCCGATATCTTTACCTTCCGCACAAGCGTCTACAGGTACACCATGGTCAGTATTAAAGAATCCATAAGAATCTACAGGACTCTTATACAATGTGCTATTCTTACAGAAATAAACCCAGTCTTCGTCAATAAAGAATTTCAAAATGGATCAAACTCCTTAATCTTTACGTGTACATTCTCGTCGCCTTCTAATTCTAGAAGTTCTTTCCAATCAATATCATGCACATCTAGATCGTCATAGCACTCTAATTCTAGTGTGACCGTGACCTGGCGTTTCTGCATTAGCATAAGAACTCGATGTAATGTGTACTAGATTCTATCATGCATAGTGTCGATATGCAAGATCTTGATAGTCTTGCCCATCTCGTGCATAATCCTCGTCGAGATCTGATGTGCCTAGTTCGGCATATGTATCCTCGTCGAGATCTGCATAATCATTGCCGTATGTATAGTCGAGATCGTAGTCGTCGTACATAACTCGTCGAGATAACTGTGTGTATTATAGCATAAGATCTCGACTAGATCAAGCATATGTGCCAGTCTCGTCGAGATTCTCATAAGAATATATAGGTCTCATGACATAAAAATGTCTTATAATGCTGACACTGTGCCAGTTTTTTCGCCGTCCTGGGGATTGACAAACTGCGCGTCTTATGGTATGCTCGCCAAACTTGCATAAGAATCAGGCATTTATAAGCACTTAAAGACATTTATAAGCACTTAGAGAGTATTATAAGCACTTTAAGCACTTAAAGACATTTAACTATAAGAACTTATAAGATATTAGAAGAATATAAAGAAATATAAAAATAACTTATATTCATCTACATCTATTTCAAGAATTTAACGAAACCATAACAAAAAAAACTCTCTACAATATAAAAAGAGATACATACAATACAAAGAGGGATCTTTACAATACACAAATGCAAGGAATCATCTACCTTATCATCAATAGACAAACAGGACACAAGTACGTCGGAAAGACAACTCAGTCAATGAATAAGGAATGGCAATCTCATATTGAACGTTCAAAGAGAATGTCATCAGAACCATTACATAAAGCGTTTCGTAAGTACGGAACACACAACTTTATGATAAAGGAAATAGATGAATCAAATCAATCCTTACTAGAAGAAAGATATCAGTATTGGATTGAACAATACAATCCAGAATATAATGACGATTCATTCGTAGTGAAAGAAAAGGAAGAAGAAGTTATTATAAAAAAAGAGAAAGTAAAAGTTCCTCACACATTTAAACCAGAACATAGAAGTGATGGTAAACATGCAAGTATTCGTATACAAGGACTAAACTTAGAAACTGGAGAAGTAAGAGAATGGGATAACAGTAGAGATGCAGCAGAAGAATTAACTGGTAATCGAAACTATAATAGTAACATATTAAAATGCGCCAAGAAAGGTTCAGTATGTTATGGATATCGTTGGCGCTTATTAGAAAAGAAATCGCTGAAGAAATCGATTAAAGCAGTGAATCGAATTACATGGAATGAAGTACACTTTGAAAGTATAAATGATGCCCTACGTCAAGTGAACAATGGACGTGGTAAATCTTGTCTTGTAAAAGCACTCAGAAGTAATGGACGTTATACATGGAAAGGTCACATGTGGTTTTTTACATAAGTTAATCATGGTAAACGATATCCTTTATGAGACATTCTCTTACGATTGATAACCTTTGATAAATTTGACTGATCTAAGTTGTTAATTTTAGAAAACTCTCTAATGTTTTTAAATTTAACTAATTTACCCTCTGGTGAAAGAAGAGTACATTCTCTTCCATACTTTTCTCTAATGATTTCTGCTGACTTTTTACCACCTAATGATCCACATCTAATGCGTTCTTCTCTTGTCATTCCATGAATTCCTTTTTTGCGCTTATAACACTCAATTCCTCCTTTTTTGCTAGATTCTGGATGAAACGCTGGAGAAGCATTGCGATTAACACATCTATCACCAAACTTTTCCCATGCCTTTCGAATTAAAATAGGTTCCAATCTACGAAGTTCAGAATGAGAATCGACTTCCTTTAAAATATGCTTTGTCTTCGTAAGATTGGGATCTTCCCATAGGTGTTTGAATGTGACTGGTGATCCCATGTATGCAGTGTCTTTCTCTGGTTCACAATCGCTTTTATGACAACCAATGTAGAATCTTCCATCACTGAATTGAATCATGTAAAGATAATAATGTTCTTTCTTCATAAAAAATAACTAAAAAACTTACAATTTATATATTAACAATTATAATAGAACTATACGGTATAACGTCCAACTTCACGATTCAAATATCTTCTCAGTTTTCGAAGTCTTGGATTTGCAAGTTTTTGTTGTACAGTTTGATAGATATCATCCTCTTGACGAACAGATTCATAGTCTTTTACTATTTTATTCTCCTTCACACTTTCAATTCTTCCTGCACCAAGATTACGATAAGTTGATGGTGATTTGGATTTCATTTCCAATTCTTTTTTCAATGCTTCAATATTTGCTGGTCTTTTAAGTTCTACTTTTACTCTATCAGCAAGTTCTTTTCTTTGTGCTCCATATAATCCAACTCCAGATCCTGGTGTTGCAGTTTGAATATCAGTGATTCGACTACCTGGATGTATTACTGATTTTCCACCTTTTTCTACATACTGATTCCACACTTCGACTGGTGCTCTACCTATTTTGGGTCGTGTTGATTGTGGTAATCCTTGATGAAATGGTTCTTTTGATCCTGAAACAAATCTTTGTCTCATCGTCATTGAATCTTTGGGAGTCGTAAACAAAGTCCAATCTGACTTTTGTTTAGTTCCTGCTGATGTGGGATGATATGGATCTTGTGGCGCTGTTCTTTGAGTTTGAGGCCAAGATTTTGGTTTTTGTTGATATGTATACTTTGACCCTCTTGCAGTCTGAAATCCAGTAATCTTTCTTGGTAATGAAAGTGTTCTTGGAGGCATTGTGCTTGCAACTTTTTGAGTAATTGCTTTATTTCTGAGTAGAGATCTTGTCGCTGCTTTTACAAGTGAGGCAACAAGTGCTTCATCAAGAAACTGTTTAAATGTTTTCATTTCTTTTTTTTAAACTCCTTTGCACCATGAGATTCAATTTCTCTAGTCTGAACTCTTCTTTCTGGAGATCCTGGTTCTGTTTCAGGAGGTTTTGGTAGATCTTTTAAACTATAAGAAAGAGTTCCATCTTCAGATCGTTCTACATTTGGTCGAACTACAATACCTTTCACAAGTTTCTCTTTTTGTTTTTTACTTGATTCCTTTTTCTTTTCCTGAATAATTTCCAGAAATTCTGAGAATGTTTTCATTTTTATTACCAATTTGCTTTTTTCTTTGTTTCTTTTGGGTCGAGTGGTGTAAGTCTACTTTTCTTACCTTTTGCTCTTTGTTTTGGTGATTTTTCTCTACCAACTCTTGCGAATTGATCATTATCAGAGTCTACATTACCAAAACCTGCTCTTTTATAAATTCTACCAAGACCTTCTCTTGCTGGTTTATTGTGCAGTGTTGCACCATGAGGTAAACGATGAGATACATGTTGATCCCATACCCTTCTTGCATCCCTTGAAATATCATTTCTTTCGCTTGGAAGAAGAGTTTTTCTATGTCCTCTTTCATGACTCCATTCAATACTATGAATATTTCCAGGACCAGGTTGTTTTACTACATTATAAGTTACCTTAGATGGTTTATGATGCACGGTAAGATAATCAGTACCATCTGAATCTACACGAATTTCATCATCATCTCTATTGTTAACTCTTGCATTATAATTTGGATTATCGGAACCATGTTTGACCTTTGTTTCGATTTTTTCAGAATGTCTGTTCATGCGACGAATATTTGAATTTGGACCAATTTCAGATTCTCTTTTTTCTTGTTTTTTAACTGCTTTACCAAGTGGTGTTTCACCTGATGGTAATTTCTCATCAGGTTTATAGTAACGTTCTGTTAATTCCAGAAACTCTGAGAAAGTTTTCATTTTAATTAATCCTCCCATTCGTTATAATCGTCATCATCTTTACCCCAATTTAAATTTGCTTTTGTTATTGTAGGATTAAGTGGCTTTAATCTCTTCTTACCCTTTGCTTTTTGTCTTGGTGATGGTTCTCTACCTACTGATGCAAATTGATCTCCCTCATCATCTAATTTACCAAATCCTGCTCTCTTATAAATTTCTGACCTACGATTGACTGGTTTTTCTCTTCCTCTGGAATCATATGATGATGCAGGAGTATTGTGAACCACACCACCATGAGGTAGACGATGAGACACATGTTGATCCCAGACTGACTTTGCATCTCTGGCGAGTTTAATTCTTTGTTTTCTTTGAATACTATTTCCTCTGTCATGACCCCACTCAATTGTATGAGAATCTGGCGATTCATCTGATTTATACACCCAATAATAAACACCAGATGGTTTGTGTTTCAGATACATTCCACGTTCATCATGTTGAACTTTCACATCATCTTTGTCTTTATGACTCACTCTGCTATTCAATTCTGGATTATCTGCACCATGTTTGACTTTTGTTTGAGTCAAATCATATTGTCTTGCCCAACGTTCTTGATTCTGTGGTGACTGAGAACCAATGGTCTTTGCTCTTGTACGACTCTTTCTTGTCGCTTTTCCAACAGGAGTTTCACCCGATGGTAATTTCTCATCAGGTTCATAATAACGTTCTGCTAATTGTAGAAATTGTTGAAATGTTTTCATCTGAGTTCTTAATCGTAGTTGAATTCAGTATCACCAGAGAGAGGTTTTAATCTTTTCTTACCTTTTGCTTTTTGTCTTGGTGAAGGTTCTCTGCCAACTTCGGCAAATTGTCTTCCAAATTTACCAACTTCACCAAATCCTGCTCTTTGATATAATTTTGCTCTAGTATTCTTATTTGGATTTTCTGGAGTTGGGTTACCGATTGGTGTATTTTTCAGAATGGCACCATGAGGTAGTCTGTGTTGAACGTGCGTATCCCACATGTCTTTTGCATCTCTGGCGACTTGTTTTCTTTCATCATCGCTCATTTTTGATGGATGTCTATTATGTCCCCACTGAACATCATAAACATGTTTTCCATCATCTGTTTCTCCGTGTTTGGTTAAATTATAACGAATTCCAGTATCTTTATGACGAATATCTATATAATTTCTGCCGCCACTTACGTCTAATTGTGGATGATCATGACGATTTGGTGTTGGATTATCGGCACCATGAAGTACCTTTCTTTTTGTTTGAATTCTTTGTCTGATTTGTCTTCCTTTCCCATATTTTGTGTTTTTGTATTCAGTTTCTGATCGTTCGGATGCTTTTTGAAGTGGTGTCTTACCAGAGGGAAGTTTTTCAAAAGGATCATAATAGCGTTCTGATAGTTCTAAAAATTCTTGAAAGGTTTTCATAATTTTCTTTAAAATGCAGAACTTGTTTCGGTATTTGAATTCATTGGATATGTTCTCTTTTTACCTTTTGCCTTTTGTCTTGGTGAGGGTTCTCTACCCACTCCAGCGAACTGATAACCAGTTCTATCATTACGAGGGCCAAATCCACCAATTCTGGAGTAAAGTGTCGCTCTTGCATATCTTTCATCTGAATTATCACTGCCAAAATTAGATATTGGGAAATTTCGAATTACACTACCATGAGGTAAACGGTGTGAAATATGTTTTGTCCAAGTATCTCTTGCAGAACGAAGAATTTTTTTTCTTTCACTATCAGACAACGATTTAGTGTCTTGGTTATGATGCCATTCTACATCATGAACTGGTTTCCCATCTCTTGTTTTTTTACCAGTATTGTAAATGCTAAAACGAACTCCAGACTCTGGGTGTCTGACGGTCATATGATCATCCTTATGACCCGTTACATTCACTTCACCACTCAAATCACTATATGTATTAAAATGTGGATTATCTGCACCATGAGCAACATTTTTCCTAACTCTTCCTATTTGTTTGTTCATTCTTGTTGCATGTTTTAATGTTCTTTCACTTTCTGGTTTAGAATAATACTCTTTATCTTGTTTTTCGTAAGATGCTGATGCCTTCTCATAGGGAGTTTTACCTGATGGCAATTTCTCATCAGGTTTATAATAGCGTTCTGCTAATTGTAGAAATTGTTGAAATGTCTTCATCTCTTATATCGTTTGGTTATGTTACGTACATTATCAACACGCTTTCGCATACTTGGGGTATCCTTAACTGTTCTCATTTTTTGTATTCTTTGCTCTATATTTTCAAGATCTCCCAAACTACCATCTCCTGGATATTGGCGTTCTAATTGAGCTAATTTTAAATCAAGTTTTCTTTCTGGTGTTATTTTCATACCTCGCTCACTAGCATCTCGTGTGCTTCTCATAAGAACTCTTCCCCTACCCTTTACTTCAAGAATTGTATCTAACCATTCTTCCGACATTGATTCATAAATTGCAATCGCAGAATCATAATTGTCAGTGTATCCTTCCGTTACAAGATAATCAATCACATATTCTTCTTTTGCTGCTTCTGGTGTTCCCCATTTATCTCTTTTTTTCAGTGCAGCACGAATTTTTTTTGCTCTCGCTTTACTTTCTGGAGTAGGTGTTCTAGAATAAGTATATCGTTGTGTAGGATCTTGTCCAGTAGATAAAAGTCTTGCTCTTCTTTTAGCTACTGCCACGGGAGATGCACCTCTTTTTCCATGTCCCTCTGGTGTTTTTCTTCTCAATACAGGTTCATCTCCCTCCACACCCCTGGATGGAACAGTAGTTGGTTTTTTTGCTTTTTTTGCTTTTTTTGCTTCTTTTTCTGCATTTTCAGCATCAGTTTCTGCTCTAAATCTTAATTTCATTGCTTCCAAACTATCATCTTCTGGCGCAGAAGCAGTTGGTTTTGGATTTTCTCTTGCATTTCTGCGAATTTCTCTTGCTTCAGAATCACTTACTCTTTGTGATATTGGTGCTCTTCTTGAACTTGCTCTCCTTCCTCTACCACCAGAAACATTCTCATACACATATTCTTCATTAGTTTTTGCTTTTCTTCTTTTTCTTCTTGCAGATACTAAGTGTTGAGCAGCAGCATCACGATGTCTCTTTCTATTTTCTGATGAAGTATGTGATGCACCAGAAACCGTTTTATGCATCTCTGCTGCCCTTTCATCAGCATCTGCATTTACCGCTCCAGTATCTCTACTTCTGAAGACATTTTCACATAACACATCAAATTCTTCATCACTCAATTGTTCTAAAATATACTCTGCTTCTTCATAAGAGTTTGCATAACCTTCAAAATACACATATTTTAAGAGTTGATGATATCTATATGACATTGTAAATCGTTTTTCTTTTACATATTTATATTTATGAAAAAAGAGGATATAAACCCTCTTATTGTTTATTCTGCAATAATTATATCAAGCAATTCTTCGAATTCTGGATCATATAGAGACTCGTGGTGCAAGTCACAATGAATGTAAATTGTTTCAGGAACTTCTCCAAAATATCCTTGCAACCAAGGACATAACCAAAGTTCCATAGAACTCAATTTATCTTTATAAATTGAACCAAATTCATCAGTTTTAACTAATTTGATTTCAGTAGTAGTATAATCAAACTTGTCAGTATCAAGATAAAATTGAATTTTATCACCAGTGACTGGTTTAGTTTCATTTAACATTTCATAATACCAATCAATTACAGTTTCAGTGCCGTTACACAATGCTTCTGCAACTGTATTTTGATGCTCATGATCAAATGCCCAAATACCTGATTCAGTTTTATATGCAATTATTTTAAGTTTCATGTTAGATTACGGAGTTCAGTGGAGAGAGACAGTAAATCGTTTTTGTCGATGACGACCATGCCGTTATGAGTATTATACTGCGGAACGACTTCTAATGCAAGAGTCAAAGTGGCAGCGATCAGTTTTTCTTCTGTGTCTTCACCTGAGTTTCTTGCGTTCCAAATGGACTGCATCAGTTTTTCTGCGGATTCTTTCATATTAGTAAATATAAGATTTCCATTCCGAAACATTCGACTTATAAAGTTTCAAAATAATTTTATTTTCCATTGGTCGTGGAGTTCTTTTCAACTTCATACCAGTTTGTTCAAGAAGTGTATTTCCTTTCTTAGTATTGCAAGATGAACATGCCACAACCATATTTTCCCATGTATCTTGACCACCACGGGACTTTGGAATTACATGATCAATTGTTAATCTTTTTTGAGATCCGCAATACTGACATGTGTGATCATCACGTTGATAGATTAGTGCTCTGGTTGGTTTATGAAACATGATTTTACGAAGTGGAATTTTAACATAGTCAATCAATCGAATCACTCTGGATGAAAGAACTTGTGCTTTTTCTTTCAGAAGTAGAACTACTGCTCTTTTCCATTGTGTAAAATTTATGGGTTCATAACTTGCATTGAGAACAAGAACTGTTTGATGTGGTATGAGTTGTAAGTGTTGCATCGACCTTTTATAACTTACCTAGAGTATCTATCATATCAGAAAACCCACTTTTTGAGTGGGTTGTATGTCACTTGTTCATCTGAAGTGTTGGCACGGGCATTCCACCTTCGGTGGGAACATAGATGGTTACATTACCATTTTTGCTACCATCTTCAAGACCAGTAATATACAGATACTGAAGATACTCACGGTTATCCTTCAATGAATCACCAATAATTTGGTTTGCCTTAGCAACACCAGTGGCACGGATGATTTCAGCATCGGCAAGTTGTTGTGCCGAATCTTTCTTTGCTTGTGCCTCAAGCACTGCTACCTGACGAGTATATTCTGCTTCTTGAAGTTGTGCTTTACCGCTGAGAGTTTTAGTCCACACACCATACTGTGGAAGACCAAAAGCAAGACCAGCAATCACAATCACACCAGCAAGAGCAACTAAAGCAACGCCAGAATCAATAAATCCGTTTTGTTTGTTCATTTGTCATTCTCCAGAGTAGATTTCAATAGTTCATCAACAGTGCGACGAGCACGATAGTTTTGGATAATGTCCATTACACAGTATCCAAAGGCAAATCCTGCCATAATTGTAGTAATCATTTTGTAGAACCTCCAGAGTTATAAGTAATCATATTAGCAAGAACAATAATCAAAAGATTCTGCCAGAATGTCAGTGAGACACTAAACCAAGACAGAATAATACCAAGAATCCATGCTTGTAAGAATAGTCCTGCAGTAACAAGAACAAGAATCCCAAAAGCAACACCAATAGCAGTAGAGTTTTTCATAAATTAGTTACCAAATCGTTGTGCCCAGAGGGAATAGGAGTGATTTTTCATGTGTTCAAGCATTTCATAACGCTGCCGAATTTCAGAGTCTTCAGGAAGATCATAAATGCAGGGAACAGCAAGATCCATTCCATCAACAGCATGACATAGAATAAAATTCAGAAGATCATGCTCTTCAAAGGTAAATTCTATCGTGATAGGTTTCATATCACAATAGTTTTCTCCAGTTTCTTCAGTCAGTGTCAAGGGTTTCCTCAATCAACAAATGTATTGTAAGGCATTTGGTCTGATATTGACGAAGTGATGTGCCACTTAAAAAACTGGCACAATTTCAACGTTGGTGCATCCTTGTTGAATGACATGCTTTTCCCACATTGAAGCGTCTTCAATTTTATAAAAAGTTGCGATTTGCTTGGAAACCATTTTCTTCTTGGGCTTTAAGTAAATTACTTGGTACTTCATGAGGACTTTCAATAAAGATTTCAATTGTTGTTTGCTTATTCCATTGTCGAATTACTCCAGCAATAATGAAACAGTTGGTAATCAGATAAGTTGCAAAGATAACAGTGCGAATAATTGCAACTCTATCTGATTCCTTGTCACATTTTGATGCTTTTTCTCCCAATGCTTTTGCCCACCACCTCCAAGGACTTTTAGGTTTCATAGATTGATTCTCTTGATCTGACATGATCTAATTGATTCCATTGAGGTTTATAACAAAGAACAAGTAATCGTTCGTTGGCGTGTAGGCAACATGCTTGTAGATTTTCACAATCTTTTGGACGTATTGACTTTTCTATTGTAATATATTCCTTACATTTAAAATAAACCCACCCCTCAACGCCTTTGCCGTTGTTCCATATTACATAATCGTTGATCTGTGGTTCGTATTTCATAAATCACGTAATGAAAATATCAACAATACGGGATTTCTCTTCATTTGCCAGAGCAAACTTATGAGCATTTACCACCCGCTCCATGATGCGATCTGTGTAACTATCGTCAAAATCATCGGAATTGGAAAGAATCTCAAATGCCTCTGCATCAGATTCTGCAATTAGACTGATTGTGCCACCATACTCCGAAGAAGGAAAGGGAACCCAGTAAGTGACAATGTAAAGATACTTCATTTCTTGTGTTAGATTACTCATCAATTTTAGAATAGTTGTTTGTGTTTGTCAAGCAAACCAATTGACGTTCAATTTCAAATTTAATCGGAAGAAGATGAGATGAAAAGAATCCAGCATACTCCCCATCTTTTAAGAGTTCGTAGATGTTTTCAGTTTGTTGGAGAGCAAGAACTAACTTAATATGTCTATCCATCACATGAATTCTGCAATGTAATAGTCAACAGTTACTTCAAGCTCTGCCGCTTTTTGTTCAATTTCCATTTCAATTGCCATTTTACTTTCCTTTTGATAACGATCATACTCTGATCGTTGAACAAACTTAAACTCTTCCATTTCTGCGTGTTTCATAAAATCATCAAAAGCATTTAAAAACTCTTGAATTTCTTCGTCATTCATTTGCATTCTGGGTGATTTTTGCCAAGAACTTCACAAACAGAAGGTTGATCATATCTGAGAGAGGAACTTTTAGTTTCAAATTGATAAATTCCCCATCCACAAACAATACCGATGAAGAAAATAATAAAATAAGAAGGTTTCATAGTAGTAAGTTGACTACTGACACACTATAGTGGTTGCATCAAACGATTTGAAAAGGACTGTGCCACTTGTGAAACTGATCCCCCCTTATTATCAAATAAAAACTCCACATACAGAATTTCTTCCTGCTCTCGCGCCTCTATTTCATGTGGTTGATCTTCATAACTGTAGTTTTCAACGGGTTCTTGACAATAACACATTTTTCCATAGCGAAGCTTCAAAGAACCATTCACCCACTGTCGCAGGTGAGTTAATTCATGCAAAAGAGTTTTTGTGTACAACTCATCATCCATATAAGTATTCAGTTCAATCAAAAACTCACGAGGACGATAAGTTTCCCCTACAACGTCACAATACCCATAAACATGTTCACGATTCAGACCACGATGAAGAATATCAACGTAAATCTTATGACGTGGAAAAAATCGATTTAGAAACCAAGAGGTAACGTTTTCACAGAGACGCTTTCGATACCCATAACCAAAAGTTTGAATGTAAGACATTGACTCCAATGCAAAAACCAAAGAAAAGAAGAAATGAAGATGAGTTTGTCAGTTTTAGTCATCAATAATCACAAGGAACAGAAATCCACTCAGACCATGATCTCACATATCCTGGATTCCACCGATCACCAGGAACATATTCTTCACGATAGACCCGACGACGACATATTGGTTCATAGTATCTTCTTGGAACGCGATCATAGGTAAATGGTGCCCAGAACTCTCCCCAAGTAATTGCAGACACTGGTAAGGGTAGAAACGTAAGAGAAAGAAGAAGTAAAGTTTTCATAGATTGTAGAGATTTGATAAGATGCACTCTGCATCCTCAAGAACATAGGAGATGGTGATGGTCATTTGGTTTTTTTGAACTACTCATATCATAAAGGGTCTCCCAGAGAACCAGGAGACCCAATGTGACAGTTTAGAAACCATCCTCAGTCATCATAAACTCTACACTCAAGAGCATTAGGGTTCGCATCACAATAAAGTTCTAATGGTGTTGGATCGTGTGAATCTTCAGGATGATGTTCTTTATATACTTTAAGTGCTTCTAACTCTTCCTCAGTATGCCTTCTTGCTTGTGGAGAAGTTTGTGGATCATTCAAAATTTCTACGTCTTTTTGGATGTGTTGATCGATGTTTTCCATAGTTTTGTAATGTGATAATAATATTTATTTTATCGTGGTGTGCAATCACCCTTACCTTCAAGAGATCGAACCATCAGTTCAGTAAATTTTTCCATTTTTTGAGCAGAAACTGTCTGAGGAGAATAAGTTATAGCATCTTTAAGTGCTACAAGTTCATTCCATTCTTCTTGAGAGAGATTTTTAGTTCCAGTTTTTGCTAGTGTCATAAGTTTTTTGCGATGTGTCCCAATATTAGCATTTCAATACATAACTATCTAGAAACTTAATGTTTTCTTTGGGATCACGTTACAAATCTTCATTAGTTTAATTATATTTCAACCATTGTTGATTTCTTAACATCAATCATAATAAACTCCATTGGTTTATCTGAAAGATTTCCACCATCATGGATAACATCCATTACTGGAAATATTTGAGGAACGCCTTCTTCCCAATGAATTTTTTGCCCATTCCAGGTCATATAACATTGTTCTTTATTTGGAATAGTTAAAGGAATTTGAATTCTTTTATAGGGTTCTTTATACACATTTGGATCTCTATGAGGAATTAATATTGTCCCTCCTTCAAACAATGAATATGTTGCATACAAAATATCATCATTACTCATAATATTAAAAACTTCTTCAGTCATTAATTTTTTGCGAATTATAATTGTTTTTATAACACTCTTAAACGGTGAACTATAAATGTCTTTATTTGCATATCCATTGGAGGTTGGTGCTTTTTTAAGAGGAAACTTTGTTTTCTTTGCCCATTCA